TCTGCATTGTTTGGATCATTCCAGAATATTGTAGAATCATTAATGCTTATTCCGCTAGGGTCCACTAGCGGCTGGTTGGTCTGTACTGCTGTAATTTTCATTAAGCCGCTAGCCGATATATTTCGTCTAGGGACGTAATTCACCATCTGGGCAAGTCGAATAATACTCTCTCTTCGCTCCGCAGTGTCAATAAAGTTTTCTCTGCTGTTTAGTTCTGTTCTAAATGCGAGACTTGTACCAAAATATGCAAGCAATTCTATGATTGCAATAAACTCGGAGCTCTCGATATAGTCGTTAAAGTCTTCCGGATAATAAGTCTGGATATAGTTAATTAATGCTTGTTTGAGTGTATCGAAGTCATAAGCAGAGTAATTTATGAACTGAAATGCTTTAAAGACTTTTTTATAGTCTTCTGCGGCAAATAAATTTGATTGGCGGATGGATGCTGACATTAAGTAGTCTCTTTATCTTTTAGGGTGAAGCTGACAAATAAGTTATCAGTTACGGATTCCGGTTTAAATAACAATATCATAGCAACAGTTAATGCCTGATCTTCTTGATATACGTCAATATCTACTAATTCTACACGGGGTTCTGACTGAATTACTGTTACTGCGTCTTCTATTATTGCATTCTTTGTATATTCATCGAAGGGATCGAATAGCATTTCATATATTCGAGTACCGAATAATGGTAACATTATTCTGGACCCCAGTGGCGTCGCAAAGTGATTATGTATATCTCGTTTGACCAACTCGATATTATTCAAATTATAAGGGGGATTAGGCTGGTCCACAGTATTAAACCCAATGAAATACGGTTTTCTCGTAATGCGTCTCGACTGGACAAATCCTACTTTATTAGCTGCCATATAATCCCCGTTTTATTATTTATCATCGAAATTATGTATCTACATTAAGCAAATTTATGAAGGCCTGTGGAATATCTATTACGATACATTGTCATGACTTTGCGAGGAGAGGTGGGTAGCCTATTACCCAAGGGATCAAACGACAAGTGATACCATGCTAGTCCAGTCTTGGAACTATGTTCGAATATAAATTGATCATATGGTATATTATCCTTAACCCACTGAGCATTTTCCCAGTACCTATCATACGTCCAGCCAGGAAACTGTATATCCATCGCCTGACCGGATACATGCTGACTTACTCCACTGGACGTACTGTTTGTATTTCTTAACCCACTATTTATTTTAATAGATGAACCAAACCTTGCCCTCAGGGGCTCTGCTATATTTACAGCAAGTGACTGTAAATTACAAACTCTTTGACTTGCTGTCAGTCCCAGAAGATCGGTCACAGGATTCTTGCTAAGTGTAGTGAGTGTGAAGTCCCTCAGTTTAAAATTGGTACTTAGTTCAAAATCATAGTCGCCGTCCCACGTGTCACATGTCACGGGGGTCCCATTTCCGCCGGGCGCTGGCTTTGTGTTCGACGCGCCGGGTTTCTGCGTGATTACCCCTGGTGGCGACGTCTGGGTAGGTGGCGGTATTTGTATGCCTGTTGTACCGGATACATTATTACCGCCTGCAATACTTTCGTCGTCTGCATCAGCAGTGGGGTCGCCTTGATCCCCACTGACTGTTAATAATTCTTGCATGTTTACAAAGTCACTAGTAGATACAAGAACGCCGCCTATTTGAAAATTAGATGCTGCACACGACATGTCAGTTATCCCGGAAACTTTTTATCACAGCCGGTCGGATCAACATCATGTGCTATCATACTCAATATATTCGGGCCACGCCTTTTTACTTGTCCGAACCATTTAGAATTTTTTAATTCTATTGCTGCATTATTATAGTTCTTAACTTCCATGGAACATATGAATTTAGTAAATTTAGACAATCTGAGTTCTCCTAAGTTGAATGCTAAGTCTACCATTGCGCGCCTCCTGACATCCGACATGCTACCCCACGTGTCGCCTGATAATTTACGAGCAATCTTGTTTGCAGTAGTAGCGTCCTGTTCATACCAAGCATCTATCTGCGAATCCGAAATTGGTGTACCAATTGGGTACTTAGCAAGTTCATCTTCTCTGAGAAAGTGTCCTATACCGGCTGTAGGTTTACCTACCGAATCCAAGTAAACTGTATTTTCCTTGCCCTCATGGTAAAGTAACTGACACTTTAATGCCGCATTGTTTATATCTCTGGAAAAAGAATTATCAGAAACAGGATCAGCTTGTACTTCTTTATTGTCGGCCCCTGCCACTGTAGACTTCGGTGCAGGTGATGCTGGAGGGGAATTACCGGCGCCCGATGAGCCTTGGTAGGTCTTGTCTGCCTGGCTTAGCTCATCGATACCGCCCGAAACTGACACTGTAGAAAAATTTTCGTGTTCCGGACATGGCTCATACGTTGCCAATCTAGTAGTGATGGTCTGAAATGCTTGGGCATTCCTTTTAAATTTAGGAACCGGGTCAGCCCATGATGCTAAAATGTTAGTCTTATTGTTCATAGGTTTTATCTCTGCAAACTGGGAAGGGTCGGCAATTAGTGCGGGATCTGATTGGATGTGGACAGGTGCCATCGGAGTACCGGCGGGGAAAGCCAGCGGCGGGCCAGACGGAGCCTGATTCGCCGATCCTGCATTTAACTGAGCTGTTGCGGTCGAAGATATAGTATTCATCACATCTAGTGTATTAGACATTTTAACCGCAGCAGTGATCCCAAACTCGTTGCATTGTGACAGAATATTATTTCCTGCAACTGCATTTATATTATTCGTTGCTTTGGTACTCAGAGATGCATTTGTACAAAATACTAAATCTGAATTAGAAATCACAGATATTTTACTGGCCGAGCTTACACGAATGTCTCCCGTGACTGCAAGATCACACGATGCCTCCGTTGCTAACTTTATGCCCAGTTTGGATGCATAGTCCTGTGTGCCAGTAATAGTTGTTAGTGCAAATGAATTTCCAATTGCAATATTCATATTATTATCTCTGACTGTAAGAAATGCAGTGTTTTGGGTAGTACTGTGCCAGTTATTGAGTGCTTGCATTACAATATTGCCGCCGTCGCCATTACCTTCCCCTTTAAAATTCCAAACAGGAACACTAGACGGTTTTGGCAAGTTGTTTATATCGAAAGTAAACCCCACTTTTTCCTCTTTAGTGTCTTTAGCTGCCTTAATGAATACATTTTGACCAGCTTCGATATTCACATTACGATCAGCGCGAATGTTGAAGTCCCGCTGAGCCCTCATTGATATATTTTGTGCTCCGAAAATATCTACATTTCCGTCTTTATCCATCTGAATCCACGCTGTGCCGTCACGATTAATCAGATATACAAAGCCGTTGGTCTCGTCGATTTTTACCTGGGCTCCGCTTTTAGTGGCTAACGTTATGTGTTCTGACCCTGTGCCATCATCCATTACAAACGAAGAGCCTCCCTTCCGTCTAACAGTTTCCGGAGTTTTGTCTGTCCCCTCAATTACTGGTCCCGGGGTGAGTATTCCAAACACAGCACTCGGCGATTCTCGCCTGGCACCCGATGTTGTCGTCCCCCGTGACGGATCGGTTATCAGACCCTGATTGCCTACTCCTTTGAACTTTGTATCTTCGACAGGCTTGATTGTTTTGTCTGGGTGCGTTACAGATTTATTCCACTTATTGTATTCGGCTGCTGGCACTGCCTTATCTGGGTAGGTAGCTGTATTCAAATTAGCCGGAATTCCCGGTACCATATTATTCATGTACTGATTGTACATCGACCCTATCCAGATTCCTCTGGCGGGGTCTCCGCCGATGAACATAATTATCACTTGAGAATTGATGTCAGGTGGCACCATCCACATACCATAAGATGTTTGTGTCGAGTCAAATTTGTCAAAATTTGTCCTACTAGCAGTTGCATTGTTTGTTGCGCCGGCAAAGGGGGAGCAATAGTTTACTGTAATCCACGAGTTAGCATCGTCTTCGATGGATCCGAACTCGGGAACCCATACTTGCAATCGGCCCATCAATTGAACGTCATTGGACGCCTTTACGTATCCTAGAAAAACACCCGGTAATTGAGGTGTTCTGCCCAGGGGTTGAAATATATCGTCTTTTGTAGCAGACGTTGTTCTATCATGTGTG